GTGATATTTTGTTAGACAATACAAGCTCAGGTACTGGGTATGTAATACTTAAATTAAGAAAAGAGAGTGGATACGATAATCTCTCGTAGGATAAAAATATGAGCACAGTAAAACTAATATCAGAAGAAATCTCAGATGTAGAATACCTTACTGAAGAACAAGAAGACGGCAAAAAGAATTATAAAATTAAAGGTATCTTCATGCAGGCAGACCTGAAAAATCGTAATGGTCGTGTTTACCCTATGGAGATTCTACAAAAAGAAGTTAATCGATATAACAAAGAATACATTAAAGAAAATCGTGCATTTGGTGAACTAGGTCACCCAGATGGACCAACAGTTAATTTGGAAAGAGCAAGTCATATGATTACTGCTCTATATCCAGATGGAAAGAACTTTATTGGTGAAGCAAAGATTCTTGGCACACCAATGGGTAATATTGTAAAGAATCTCATGGATGAGGGTGCAAAACTCGGTGTATCATCCAGAGGTATGGGAAGTTTAGACCAAAAGAATGGCGCTAACTATGTGAGAAATGATTTCTATCTAGCAACTGCGGCAGATATTGTTGCAGATCCTTCTGCTCCAAGTGCTTTCGTTGAAGGCATAATGGAAGGTAAGGAATGGGTATGGGATCATGGTGCTTTAGTTGAAGCGGAATTAGCACAAGCTAAAAGACGAATTGAAACAAAGGTGCGTAAAAAACAAGCATTAGAAGAAGCATTGGAATTTGCAAAGTTTCTTAAAATGCTTTAATTTATAAATATATACTAACTAAACAAAAATTAGGAGATAATTCCAATGACTACTGAGTTAGATAAGTCGATTGAGGAATTAGAAGCAGAAGTATTACAAGAGCTTGAAGAAGCGAATGGTGCTGCTGCTCCTAAGAAGGGCGCTGTTTCTGCTGAGAAAGCAGACAAGATTGACGAACCTACACCTGGCGGTGAGGTCGAAGATACTGGTCCAGCAGTTGTTTCCCCTACTCAATCAGTTAAAAAACCAAAGTCTAAGCAAGTATCTGGTGATCCTGCACAGAAAGGTGCTGTCCCATCAGAGAAAGTTGCTAAGATGAAGGAAGATGAAGATGTTTCTGAGGATGAGAATGTTATCTCTGAAGCAGAAATGGACATGTCTAAAGACGAGATGCAAAAAGAAATGATCAAGGCAATGAAAGATATGCCTAAAGATCAGATGGAAAAACTTTATGCTTCTTACATGAAAGAAATGGAAGGCGAAGACGAAGAAGAAGACGAAGAAGAAATGGCAGAAAAGGCTAAGATGAAGAAAGAAGCTGTTGATGCTCGTATTAAGTCTATTGATGTGTCTGAACACGTTGATGCACTTATGACTGGCGAAGGCGACCTTTCAGAAGAGTTTAAGTCTAAGGCTGCTACAATCTTTGAGTCTGCCGTTAAATCTAAAGTCCGTGATGAAGTTTCTCGTATGCAAGACATCTATGATCAAGAACTTGTTGAAAATACAGAAACAATTAAGTCAGAATTAACTGACAAGATTGATTCTTATCTCAACTATGTTGTTGAAGAGTGGATGAAAGAAAACGAATTAGCAATTGAGCGTGGATTAAAAGGTGAGATTGCTGAAGACTTTATCGCTGGATTAAAACAATTGTTTGAAGATCACTATGTTGATGTTCCAGACGAGAAGTATGATGTGCTTGAAGCACAATCAGAGAAGATTGCTGAGTTAGAAGAAAAAGTGAATAACGTTCTTGATGAGTCTGTTGCTCTTAAAGAACAAAATTCAAATCTAACTCGACAAATTGTTATTTCTGAATCTGTTTCAGATCTAACAGAAACCGAAATTGAAAAGTTTAAGTCTGTCACTGAAGACGTTGAGTTTGATAACGAAGACTCTTTCCGTGCAAAACTTGACACTCTAAAAGAAAGTTATTTCCCAAGAGTAAGACAAGAGTCGACTGAGACGATTGATAATGTAGAAACTGGCCCTGCACAGGACATTGATGTTTCTGACTCAATGGCGGTTTACATGTCTGCTATTAGTAGAAATGTTAAGGGTGCAAAATAGTAATAATATAAATAAACGTAGAAAGTAATAAGGAGAAAATTACAATGTTTCAAACTGAAGCTCTACAAGAAAAGTGGTCGCCAGTCCTTGCACATCCCGATCTACCAGAGATTAAGGATTCGTATAAAAGGGCAGTAACTACTATTATTCTTGAAAACCAAGAAAAAGCAATCCGAGAAGATCGTGCTTTCCTAAATGAGTCTGTTCCTACAAACTCATCTAGCGCAAACACAAACATCGATAACTGGGATCCAATTCTTATTTCACTAGTTAGACGTTCTATGCCTAATCTTATCGCTTATGATATTTGTGGTGTACAACCAATGACTGGTCCAACAGGATTGATCTTCGCTATGCGTTCACGTTTCACATCTCAAGCAGGTGCTGAAGCATTAGCAGACGAAGCATTCCCAGATATTTCTAACCAAAACGCTGCTGGCACAATCGGTGGTGGTGATGTTGGTGCAACAGAGACTAACCCTGCTGTACTAAACGACTCACCTGCTGGTACATACACATCAGCAACAGGTATGACTACTGCTCAAGGTGAAGCATTAGGTGATAGTGGTACTAACGCTTTCGCTGAAATGGCATTCTCAATTGAGAAGCATACTGTTACTGCTGTAACTCGTGCTCTTAAAGCAGAATACACAATGGAACTTGCTCAAGACCTTAAAGCAATTCATGGTCTAGACGCAGAACAAGAATTATCAAACATTCTTTCTGCTGAAGTTCTTGCTGAAATCAACCGAGAAGTAGTAAGAAACATTTATGTTTCTGCTGTTAAAGGTGCTCAAGTCAACACTACTGCTGCTGGTATCTTCGATTTAGATACTGACTCAAATGGTCGTTGGTCTGTTGAGAAGTTCAAAGGTCTAATGTTTGCTCTGGAAAGAGACGCAAATGCTATCGGTCAACAAACTCGTAGAGGTAAAGGTAACATCATCTTATGTTCTGCTGATGTCGCTTCTGCTCTACAAATGGCTGGTGTTCTAGACTATACTCCTGCGTTA